GGGATCACTGACGGGGATGACATCTACGAGGTCATAGTCAGACTGCTTTGCGCGCTTGTTGCCGTACTCGGGATCGTAGGTGTAGTCCGGGTCCGTGTAGTCGCGGATGAGCGACTTGAGGAGTTTTAACTCCTGCTTGAGCGAGAAGTGTGTGCGGGCCTGGACTGCTGTGAGGACTTTGAGTTGGCGTTCGAGAAGGGCGAGGGTTGTACCCACCGGAGCCTGCGCCGACATGTCGGCCACCTTCATGTCTGCGGTGGCAGCGAAGCGACGCCCTTCCTCAACAATATTTCCCAACAACTGGTACAGAACGCCGGACGGCTCCTTGTACGGCAGCGGCAGGATGCTGTCGCGGATGTTGCCACTAGCGACGTCCACATCGCGGAACTCGCCAGGGGCGATAGGGGTGTCGTCTCCCTTGATGCGCAGTCCGCGTGACTTCAAACCCCCCGGCAAATTACTCAGAGTACCTGCATCCACCAGTTGTCTCATCAGAGACGTTGCGGACTTAGCGAACCCGCCAATCAGATGGAACAAGCCAAAGCCATACGCCCCAAATCCGGGGACGTACTGGTAGTGCACAAAGTGTTGGCGCTTGAGCTTGAGGGGGTCGTCCTCACTCCAATTTCTCCTTATTGCCAGCACGTCGTTCGTGCCCTTGATCATCGTCACTACGTACGGCAGCGCGATCTCGGAGTCTTCTCCTTCGCCGTAGGTGTCTTTCTTGATGTTCAGGTCTACGTGAATTTCGTAGAGCGTGAAGCGGTCGTCGTTGAGGTCGTTGAACCCAGTTTCTTTGTCCTTGGCCTTCTGAATGTCGGTCTTGTTCTTGTCCGGCTCACCAAGCTCGACGTCCCGATAAAAGCCCGCTGCCTGCAGCTTGAGGATGTCGTTCTTGGTTTTCCGCATGACGTGCGTCAGGCGGTAGCAGGTGTCCATGTCGGTCGTGCCGTACGGCAGGATGATGTCCTCTGCAGGCACGAACATGGAGACTTGCCGACCCAGGTTGGGGTCGTAGTAGACCTTCTTGAACGCCGAGCCGGTGGCAGGCAGGCTCCACAGCAGGCGCTCGTGCTCGGGCCGGAACTCCTTCATCACTTCCGTGAGTTCGTAGTTCATGTCGTCCTGCACACGGATGGCGGCTTCCTTCACATCGGGCGTGTCTTTGCCAATGATCTTGGTCTTCACTGGCCCCGCTGCGGGGAACGTCTCGGTAATCATCTCGGACTGGAACTTGACCACGGCCTCCGTGATCATCGGGTGGAATACGCCGCATGCGCCGTTCCAAGGCTCCGTCCTCTCTTCGATCTGCAAGCCCAGCAGCTTCAGGCCATCGACGTACGCCTTCTCCCACTCCTTGCGGGAACCCACGTCTTGGGTGATGTCGCCGGAGAGATCAGAGCCCAAGCCTTCGACGAACGAAGCGTCAAGCTCTTCTGCCAAGTTGGCATCAAACCCGCCGCCTTCTGTCTCCTCGTCGCCTGGGCGCAGGCTAATCTCTAGCCCATCGATGCCGATGTTGACCTCTTCGGGATCAATGATCTCGATCTCAATGGGCGCTTCTTCAGCGGCCATCTCTTCCAGACCCACGGGCGCGCCGTACAGCGCTTTGTCGATGTTCGTTGCCATGTCTGGCCTTTCCTAATCAGTAGTACGCCGCCTTGCGTGGCGTGAAGTAGCCCTGCTCGGCTTCATCAGACTCAAGGCTGATGAAGCCCCCTTGACGGAAGCGCAGGAGCGCCTGGGTCGTAGTGTCCACGAAGTCGTCGTTCTCGCCTACAGGGAACGCCGCCATCTCCTCGATGACCTCCCGCGCCCAGCGCGTGTCGGGCGCCCAGACTTTCCCCGAGAAGAACAAGTCCGCCACTGCGTTCATACGCACCACCTTGTCGTTGCCACGCGACGGTGTGTACTCAGCCACGGGGATGCCCATGTTTCTGAGTTCGTAGATCAGCGGGGCACCCGCTGCCTTCTTTTCCACGATGAACGCGTCTGGCTCCCACTCTTTGTAGTGCTTGAACGCGACTTGCTTGAGTTCCGGGAACGCCATCCGATCCTTAAACGCGTCCAGCAGAATCAACTGCGGGGCGTCCCCTTCCTCTTCGTTGTAGAACACGCCCCACGTCGTGCAGGCGCTGAAGTCGGAGGTGGTCTTTGTCTCGAACGCCGTGTCCCAAGACTGGATCACGTACTCGCACCGGGGCGGATCGTCCTTTGGCCACATGCGCCAGTGATGGCGCCCCACGATGGCAGAGGAGTCTGCCGTGGGCTGCTGCATGTACTGCGCGTTCCAGAACCTGGGGTCGAGGTTGGCCTTTTTAGACTTGAGTTGGTCCAGTGGCCACTGCTCTGGCCACAGAGACTTTTCGTTGTCGGTGTTTTCGTTCAAGATCGCGGGTAGCTCCACGATCTCCCACTGGTCGGCGTCGGGGTTTTTGGTCTGGTAGTCGATTAGACGCCCGGTGAGGTCAAGAAGTGACCACCTCGTCATGATGACGATGATGGCGCCCCCGGGCATCAAGCGCTGCAAAGGGCCAGTTTGGAACCAGTTCCACGCCGTGTCGAAGGCGAGGCGGCTGTTGATCTTTACGTCTTGCTCAGAGTGAGGATCGTCAATAACGAACAGATCAGCACCGCGACCAGCCAGAGCACCACCGACACCAGCAGCGTAATACTGGCCTCCTCGGGACGTAGACCACTTGCCTGCCGCTTTTTGGTCTTCGGCAATGATGGTTTCGGGGTACAACTCGGCGTACTCATCGGAATGGATCAGGTTTCTGATGCGGCGTCCGAAGTCCTCCGACAGGCCCGCTGTGTGCGTGCCCATGATGATCTTCTTCTCAGGGAAGCGTCCCAAGAAGTATGCGGGGAAGAGGTAGCTAGAGAATTCGGACTTACCCATACGCGGGGCGATGTTGATGATCACCCGCTTTTTGGCCCCAGAGAGCACGTCTTCAAAGATTTTGGCGAGTTTGCGGTGGTGCGGACCCACCTTGAACCCCGGATAGACGTGTTTTGCGAACCCAATGAGGTTGGTTTTGGCCAACTGGCGGGACATCCGGCGCTCTTTTTCCTCCAACGCCTCGAAAAGCTCCATCTTTTCTTGGAGCGATAGCGTCGGCAGCGCCGCTTGAATGGCGCTGAGTTCCCGTGGGGTCAGGCTAGTCAGATTTTGCAGGTTCATCCGGGGTTTCCGGGCTGTTTTCTTCTGTGCTTGCCACGTCGATCACGTCGGTTACCTGCATGAAGCGGTTGATCTTCTCCTTGATCTTGGCTTCGATCTCGGCGTCAGTCAGATCAGTCTTCTTAACCTCCACCCGCTCCGTGAACAGCGCCACTTCCGTCACCCGCCCGAGCATGTCGAGCGCCTTCAACCGGATTTTTGCGTCGGGGTGCTTGGTTTCCTCAAGGATTTGGCTCACGGCGTAGCCGCGAAGCTCCTTGGCCTGCTGCACAAACTCCCAGTCATAGGCGGTGAGCATGCCGGTGAGGTGCCTGACCGCTGCCGGAGTCTTTATTTGAACGAGCGCCTTGCGCTGCTCTTCCGGGGTTTGGGTCGTGAGGGATTGAAATGCTTGTTGGGCGGCAGCAGTGGCTGCTGCGGCCTGGGCCTGATCCGTGGTGGGCGCGCCCACTTCCTCCAACCACTGCGCCGTATTTAGCTGAGCGGCGACTATGTCCTCCGGCGAAGCGTCCGCAAGCGGTTTGACGCTCTGCGGGGTGGCCGGGGGTGGAGTGAAGTCAATCAAATGTTCAAGCATTTCAAGCGGGGCTTGTGACCGAATAGCGCGGAGTGTATATTCGCAACCGGCATGTACGCAAGTTGGTTCATGCTTTCTCCTCTCTGTTGCAGGTTGCAACGTTCGCCCCGGCTGCAAAGCGCGGGGCTTTTTTTCGCCGGTGTGTGTCAAAGGTTGGACTATAGTTATTGGGATTTTTTTGGGGTATAGGGGGGTATTTATTTTGGAAATATATGGGGGTGGGGGGGTTATTTTGGCGGGCTTGAGGTGGAGTTTTTGGAAAATGCGGGGTGTGGTTGGGGATTAGTGTTCATGTCGGGCTGTCCCTGTCGCTGCAATATCGGGGGGTGGGGGGTAGGTGGGGGTCGAAATACCCCGAAATCGAGTATCCGGCCCGACCCCGCTTAGGGGGGTTGACCCCTTATATGAAGGGGCTCGATTCACAGGGATCGAGCTAGACCTTCGCAAACCCATTGCGACATTTGTCGCAATCACCCAGGAGAGAAACCATGAGCACCAAGACAATCACCACGATCATCACCGAAGCACTCGACTCGGTGCATGCCTACGATGCGGCCATCAGTCAGGCCAGGGAACTGCTCAAGGGCAAGGATCGGGACACCATCAAGGTCACGCTGCTGCCCATCGTGGCCGCGTACCCCAAGTACGCTGTGCCCATCGTGGACGGCGAAGGCAAGGCCAAGGGCAAGAAGGTGATGGACGGCAAGCATGCCAAGTACAAGACGGCAAGCAAGGCCCTGGAGCGACTCATCGACGACATCATGGGCAAGGCCGCAAACAAGGGCGAGCAGTACGAAATCCCCGAGGAGCTTCTCGCTGCTGCGGTGACCCTGGTCAAGCGCGCCCGTGGCTACGACGAGAAGGTCATGCGCACCCTGGCCGCTCAAGCCCTGGCCCATGCATGGACGCTGTGATTGCGACAAATGTCGCAATCGAATTTCCCGGCGCAACCCCGAACGCGAGGGGGGTTGCGTTATTCCACCTGTTTCCTCGCCACTTTTGACACGGAGCCTGAACCATGCAAACCATCCACCTCGAACAACGCCTGAGCCACCGCTATGTGGACACCTACGACCACCTCGACGAGTGGCAGGACATCGGCACAGCCAAGCTCACCCCACCCAAGCTCGTGCGTGAAGGCAACAGCTACGACGAGGGCGGAACATACCTGCGGTGGGCAACCATCCCCAGGGGACAGAACCTCAAGCTATCCGCCGCCGCCCTGGCCGACTCGCTGACCCGCGTGGGATGCCACCACGAGTGGGACTGCTGTGGCTGTGAGTCTGTCCGCACCCGTGTGCTGCACCGCAAGGGGCGGCGCTTCGTTCTCGAAACCACCGTTGGATACAACTACTGAGGAGTGAACCATGCCCCACATCAACCGCCACCAACAGCGTGCCCTGCCCCTGCGCGGGCACCCAAACCCCAAGGCCCAGGAAGACCTGCGCCGCATACGCGAGCGCCTGATCAGGGAAATAGAAGAGAAAGAAGGCAAGGAGGAGATCAAGTACTGGGAGCGCAGGACTTGGCTGCGCACCCCTTGATTGCGACATTTGTCGCAATCGCCGCCGCCTTTGTCGCCCGGCCCAGGGTCGGGCGACATTTTGTAAGGTTCTTGGTAGCAACCACCCTTTTCACCCATGCTGGACACGCGTTGGGTAGCGTAAGTGCTTGATTCCACACGGTGTCCTCTCTCTACTACATCTATATCTATATCTATTTATGTATGTAGTAGTAGTAGTATTTTTGTGTGTGTGTGGGGCTTTCCTTTTTCCTCAGCCTCAGCCTTTTTCTTTTAGGTGCACTGGGCTTCAAAAAAACCATGCCATTTGATTCAGTCCCGCAACTAGACATAGGAAGATCAAGAACTTATGCTACCCAAGACCTGTCCACCACCCCGTAAACGATGGACGCAACCGGCCAATCCTGGCCACTTTTCAACCGAAGGAGCCCTTCATGACTCGCCCCATTGCGTCTCGCGTGTGCCCTGAGTGTGCCGCCGAGCGACCCTTGAGAGACTTCCGCCGATGGCACGGCGCGTACCGTGTGCTGCATGAGGTGTGCAACGTGTGCCGTCCTGAGCGCAAGCTCAGCGAGATGAGCGACCGCGAGCGCACCGATGTGATCAACCTGCGCCAGCTTTCTTACCGGGCCATCGAGCGCATCAACCGTTCGGTGGAGTACCGCAAGCGACTCAGTCGCAGCGACGCCATGCGCCGCAGCACCCACATGCGCAAGCTCGACCGGATCAGGAACTGGAACGCCGCCATTGGTGACGCCGTGCGCGAGGAACTAGAGACGGCCAACCGCAAGCGCGACTCGTACCGCAACATGGCCTCGCTCTACAACGACCCCAACCCGAAGATACATCTAAGCAGGGCACAAACCGCCGCTCGCTTGCGGCACGGCGCCTGGGCTGCGGATACCTGGATACCGTTCTACACGCGGTACGCCGAGATACTGGAGCGAGTGCGCGACCAGATTAAATACCGTGCCAATATCGTTGGCAATTCAATTACTCCAACCGAGGAGGAGACGAAGCTCGAAACCTATATAACCCCGGAGGAAATACTCGAACTGAAAAACCTGTACACGCAGGGCACAGTTATTCCCGGCGTGCGGCATCGAATACCCTGGGTAATCGAAGGCCGGTATGCCAAGACCAAGCAACGGAGAAAACCGATTGCGACAAATGTCGCAATCACAACCAACGAAGGAGAAAGCAAATGAAGATCAGCGTGACGAGCAAGCTCGACGGCATCAAGTCTTGGTCGCTTGAGGCGTTGGATACCTGCCCGGGCAGTAAAAACAAAGACGGCACGCTAGTGCCTGCGTGCAGCGGGTGCTACGCCACAACGGGGCGCTACATCATGCCCACAACCAAGGCACCACGCATCCACAACAAGGAGGACTGGCGCCGTCCCGCGTGGGTCACGGACATGGTGGCTGCGCTCAGTGGGGAAAAGTATTTCAGGTGGTTCGACAGCGGCGACATGTACGCCTTGGGTCTGGCCAAAAAGATTCTCGCTGTCATGCAGCAGACGCCCGACACCAAGCACTGGCTACCCACCCGGATGGCGAAGTTCCCCAAGTTCCAGGCTGTCATCGACGAGATGCGGGCGCTGCCCAATGTGATGGTCAGGTTCAGCGCGGACAGCGTCGATGGTGGGTACACACCCGGGCTACACGGCAGCACGATAGCGCCGTCGGGGGTCAAGCCCAAACACACCTTCATCTGCGGCGCCTACGACCGCGAAGGCAAGTGCGACGGGTGCCGCGCCTGTTGGGACAAGTCCATCAACGTCATCACCTACCCCGCACACGGCAGGAAGATGGCCAAGGTCATTCAGATTTCCGGGTCACGGTGACCCGGTCTTAACGGGGGTGACGCCACCCCCTTTTCATCGGGGCTTCGGCCCCATTCAACTAGGAGAAAGCAACCATGAACAAGATTCAAACAGCACAACGCAACGCCACCATCGCCCTGCACAAGCAGGCCCTGCGGATCGAGCTTGCTCGCCACCCCGAAGTCAAGAACATCCTCATGATGTTCCCCCCTGCCCTGCGCAAGGAGGTGCGCTTGCATCTCAGCGACTACGGCGACAGCGTCAACTTCACGCTCACCATGCGCGACCTGGAGTCCTTCAAGGACAAGCAACTGACCAAGCTCCTGGCCAAGTTCGCAGGTGACGAGTGGCAAACGCAGACCTCTGACTACACCTACAGCGACGCACCCAACCGGGACTTCAGCTTCAACCGCACCATCGCCTGGACGCCCAAGCCAAGCAAGCACACACGCTGGTTGGACACCAACGAAGAACCCATTCCCAACACCTTCCGCGTCTACATCACCCTCTACACCTACGTGAAGAGCGACTCGCCGACCTGCCGCATAGTGGTCGAGGGCTACGAGGAAGAAGTCGTGCGCAAGGAGATCAAGAAGATCGTCTGCGCCTAACCAACCCGGGGCGGCATGTCGCCGCCCCACAACCCAAGGAGAAAGCCATGAACGAAGTTCTTATGCAGACCTACGACAACGAAGAGTTCCTCTACACCTACCAGATCGTCGGCAACGAGGGTGCGTACAAGGTGTGGAAGTCCACCGGCCCCATCACTGGGGGCTACATCAACAAGGGCGAGAGCTTCGACACCGCCATCGATGCGATGGAAGCGCTTGTCGAGTACATCAAGAAAGGAGAGTGACCATGAAAGTGAAAGACCTGATCGAAGCACTGCAAGAAGCTGGCGTCAACGGCGACGCCGAGGTATATGTGTGGGTGGCGGGCACGCGCTATCGCATCGCCGCCGACTACCCTGTTGACCCCTGGGATGGGGTTGGCCGACTCGTGGACATCAACACAGAAGGAGATGAGGTGCCAGCATGAAAGACAACATCACCGCACTACCCGTGCGCCCCACCAAGGACGACGACTACCTGCACGCTGCGCTGTGCATGATCGGTGAGGGGGGTGACTTCGCTAAGAGCATCGGCAAGGCGTATGTCCACGCCGACAGCCACAACAACGCACGCCTACGCGCTGCCTTCCCCGACCTGTTCACTCAGTTCTACATCAAGTACCAGGAACACAGGTCATGAAGGTCAAGGAACTGATCGAGTACCTACGCAGCGCGGCTGATCTCGATGCTGAGATGCTACCGGGTATGACCTACTGCCAAGTCATCGAGGAACTGAGCAAGCGCGACCCCGAGGACGAGGTCAGCGTACGCAACGGCGACAGGGTCTACACCATCGAGCGTGGGCCTTTGCATTGAAACCCCGTGGCCACTGCGGTTCAGTGGCACATCAACTAGGAGAAAGCAACCATGATTGACATCAACACCATCTTCAACAACGCCGTCACTGCCGCCGTCGAGGCGCACATCACGGCCATCCAGCAACAGCACGCCAACATCGTGGGAGAACTGGCTCAGCGCATCGCTGCACTAGAAACCCGACTGACCGAGGCTTCGCTCTTTCAGAAGGAGACGAACGTCACCGTAGACATGGACGCCCTGCGTGAACTGGTCACCCCGCTGGTGGGCAGCATGGTCGAGGCCAAGATCGAGGAAGCCATCCGCGCCCACGAGGAAGAGTACGACCATGACGAGTACGACAGGATGCTCCGCACAATGGAAGACCATGACCTCGACGACTTCGTAAAGCAGCACGAGTTGGAGGATGCCGTCAAGGACGCAGTGCGCGACCTGACCTTCGAGGTCAGCGTCAGCTAAGGAGAAAGCAAATGACCAACGGAGTAACCAAAGACTTCATCGATTCGCTTACTGCGAAAGAACGCGCTGACCTGCTTGCAGGACTGACGAACTTGCATCTGAAGCGCACCGCAAGCGACGCGCTGATGACGGCGAGCCTGCTCACGCACTGCCTCAGAGCGTTGGGCATGCACGAGGAGGCGGAGTACGTGGCCAACCTGCAGCACCGCTTGTTCGACCTGACCTGAAATTTTTTTCACCCGACCCTTCCCATATCTGTGGGAAGGGGTTACACTGTCCACATCTGGACACCCGTAGCCGCTGCGGATCAGCGGCAATCTCAACTAGGAGAAAGCAAATGGCACATCAAATCGCAATCACCAACGGCGTCGCCCAGTACGCCTCCACGCAACGCGAGTGGCACGGCCTGGGGCAGTTGATGCTGCCCGGGCAGTCCATTGAGAAATGGCAAGAGGAAGCCGGTATGAACTATGAAGTGCAGCGTGGCTATGTGCGCTACGCCACCGAGCGTGGGCAGAACGCCGATCAGATGAAGGTAGTGAAGGACAAGGTGGTGCTGTTCCGCAGCGACACCAAGGACGCCCTGGGCGTGGTGTCGGATTCGTATAAGGTTGTTCAGCCCCGTGAGGTGCTGGAGTTCTTCCGTGACTGGGCGCAAGCCGGTGGCATGACGATTGAGTCAGCCGGTGTTTTGTTTGGGGGTAAGCGTTATTTCGCCACCGCCAAGCTCGCCGAAGGCGTATGCGTCGATGGGTACTCCGACAAGGTTGTGCCCTACGCTCTCCTGTCTACCTCCGCCGATGGCTCCCTGGCCACCGAGGCCCGGTGGACTACCGTCCGGGTTGTGTGCAACAACACCCTGAGCATGGCACGCGAGGGCAAGGCCGCAGTGCGGGTGACGCACCGCAGCGAGTTCAAGCCTGAAGAAGTCCAATCAGTATTGGAGAACGCCAACGCTGAGTTCCATGCCTTCATGGAGATGAGCAGGCAACTGGCGGGTATCCGCCTGTCCCGTCCCTTGGCAGAAGACCTCACGCTCCACCTGTTCAAGACTGGCACAACCAAGGATGCCGACAAGGTCAAGGAGTCGCGTGGTTATGTTCGAGTTCTCGAACTCTTCAACGGCGCGGCCAAGGGCGCCATGCTTGAGACAGCGCAGGAGACTGCGTGGGGTTGGCTCAACGCGGTGACCGAGTACGCTGACCACCACATCCGCGCTCACTCGGATGAGAACCGCACTGCCTCTGCTCTGTGGGGCCAGGGCGATACGCTCAAGAACCGTGCGGTGGAGTTGGCTCTGGCTGCGGCTTGAGAAGGCTCACTATCAACAGCCACTATCAACATCTTCTCTTCCGGGGGCTTGCGCCCTCGGTTGAGTTTGTCTAAACTTGGACTTCCCACAACCAAAGGAGAAAGCAATGACCGAAACCATCATTAAAACCAAGACCAACAAGGCCGCGCTAATCCGCGAGCTTCTCAAAGACAAAACCAAGAGCCGCGCGCAGATCGCCGAGGAGGTGGGCTGCAAGGTGCAGTACGTCTTCAGCGTGCAGAACCATGACCGAGTGAAAGCGAAGAAGCTCAAGGCCAAGAAAGCGTACGAGCGCAAGCTGGAGCGCCTCAAGGGCGCATCGAAGCGCAAGTACGTCAAGAGTGGCAAGTACGCGAAGAAGGTTCCCGCGCCCACCACGCCGGTGGTGGAGCCGATTGTGAAGACCCAGTACATCGAGATCGAGGTACCGCAGCCGCACTACAACCTCACATGGCGCCAGCGTTTCACTGCGCTGTTTTTCGGGAGGGTCTGAGCATGAAGTTCTACGAGGTCGAACTCAAACGCGAGTCCTACATCACCATCGTTGTCGCCGCCTACTCCAAGGAGGAAGCGGAAGCGAAGGCATGGCAAGAGATCGAGCATAACCGTGCCGACATCAACGACGCCAACTGGGAC